TTTCAAGCGTGAATCCGCTTTTATGGTTCGACATCAAAACCATCGCCGTTACGTTAGCTTGTTCGACAACACCGCCACCTTTCATGTTCATGGTGTTGGTGCCAACCGCCGTATCTGCCGCGAGAATTTTCAGCTCGTTGGCGAAGCCTTTGTTCTGAGGGCGGTAAACCTCTTGGAGCATAAGCAATTTCTTCTTTGCGGTGTAGTCTCCCCAACCTTGCTGAAGCTGTTCAGCCGTCACGTCGCCACAAGCATTGCCTAGAATTCTGGCAAGCGGTGCGAATATCTGGTCTTTACCTACACCTTTCTCGCCAAGTAGGACAATCTGCCAATTACACTTTTCGCCAATATGTTGAACTTGGTACGCCATCCACTGAATTAGCAAATTGCGTTCTTGTTCATCGGGTACAACGAACGCAACCAAATCGAGCCAAGGTTGAACATCACCTTCAACGGGTGTCAGCGCCACGCCTGCCCAAGTGTTGATTAACTTGCGCTTACCGTCCTCTATAAGCACAGGCAGTGTTGGCTGCCAGCCTGTCGGCACCCACGCCACGCCATGCGCAACTTGGTTATCTCGATCTAACGAATGTTCAAACACCTTGGACGCGGTTGGGCTGGCTTTTGTCCCCTGATGCTCCTGCCGGAAAATAGCGTCGATATTTTCTTTCGACATGAACGTCTGGGAGTGTCGGTCGAAATAAGGCAGTGATTTTCCGGAGACGTAAAAATAATCTGCCGGGTTAATACCGCGCACAATGCCCGACAACGTTTCGGAAATTTCCTTCCTCGGCATTACCAGCGCGGCGAGTTCTTTTTTGCCTTCCAGCAAAAGTTCCCTCTGAAATGTGTCGTACCGCTCTGTGATTCCTGCGTGATTTTTCTCTAATAGCGCCACAGCCTTCGGTCCCGTTAACTTCAAGCCATCAGCACCGTTACAGTGTCCGTGATGACATTGGAAGTTTATGCGCCCATCGGGTAGAAATTGAACCGCAGCGCCTGACAGGTCGCCGTCAGAATGTTCGCCGCCGTTGGGACATTCCGCCAGCTTCACCCAACCGTCACTACCTCGGCCTTCAAAATCCAGAATTTCGGCGACCGGATGAGTTTTATCGCCGTAACCTGAATCCGCATCGATGCTGACTAGCGGCTTATCGTTTCTTGGTGCGTCCAAATCAATATCAAACGCCGTCGCTAAATCTTCGAGACTGTAAGCCCTCGTTGGCTCCCATTCGGTGATTCGGCAGGAATAGGGCTTGCCGCCGTTCTCTTCGATACGCTTCTGCTTGGTGTTAGAACCTTCAGGCAGTCGCACGTATCTCGTTACGCCCTTCATGCCGGGGTCCGTCCCAGACGGCGCTAGACCTTTAGCCACCAAACCATCGAGCAAATTGTTCACGTTGTCAGCATCGTCAACGGCTTCTTTCAACACCCAACCCCACTGTTCGCTATCTTTCGAGGTGTTCAACTTGTAGGTAGGTGGCGGCAGCTTCTTTGCTTGCTCGACTGGAATCTTCTCGGCTACGTCATCGGCAACGATTACAAAAGTAGCGTCGAAGAGTGCTTTCTGGCGTTTCGCCTTGCCGGTGTCGTCAGGGTTGAATGTTGAGATTGTGAAGTATTGATTCTCGGTTCGTGTAAACCCTGCGATCCTCTTACCTGCTAATCCGCCACCCCAACAACTGCCGCGCCTGTCCTTGTCAATGTTAGAAGGGTCATCTGAGAAAGCGGTGACGTGGGCTTGCTTCCACTCTTCGCCGAAGATGGTTTTTAGAAATGTTTCGTTCGTGATGGTTAAGTCTTTCATTTTTGGTAACTCCAAAGTTCAAAGGAGCCACTCATCCAACCCGTCGGGGGTGCCACCCGCTCTGCCTAATTTCTGTAGGTTTTTTATCGACGTCCTTTCATCCGTCGGTCTTTTAACTGCGTCCCACAGTATCTGAGATTTTCGACTCTCGATAAGTCGGCGCTCGGTTTAACCTCTGTCGCGCAAGGAGGGGCATCTTTTTTGCGGTTCGTAAAATCGTGACGTAATTTAATGGTTTACATTAATATCCCGACCTTGGTAAAATCCCCCTCGGTTTGTAGGGAGTTTTTACTTTTGTTAGGTCGAGACGATTTCAAAGAAGGCTCAGTTGCTCGCGCTTCTGAGCTTTTTTGTTTCTATCGTACTTGTTCATAATTTTCTCTCTGTTAAGAATCTAAAAATGGGAATTCATCTATCGCAGCATGTAGCGATTCTTCTTCCGCCGTCATGAAAAAGCGAAGAGCCGCTAACATGCCGGAGTTAAATCCGTGAGACCAATCGCCTTCGTCCTCAGAAATAAGAGCTTTCACTTCATCGGGATATTTTTCTAAACATGCGAGCTGCTTAGGGGCAATCACTCGCGACAAAGCAAGACTATGTTCTGAATTCAGCGACATCGTCCACGGTGATGTATCTAACTCGCCGTTTTCATCGATTGTTTTGTAACTGCGGGCAAGCCAAACAAGCGAAAAGTATTTTGATTCCATTTCCCGAACGGTCTCAGAAACTTTATCTTTCATAATTGGTGCGTTCATAATTTTCTCTCAATGGTTTTAGGGTTTGAGCCATTTTTATTTCGCGGCTGGCTGATACCGCATCCTATTTTTTATTATCCGACCTTGGTCAATTAATACGTTTCGTCGATGTGCTCGCTAATTTCTTCCCAGTTATCTGAAAGTTTAGAAACCCATGCTCGCATTTCGGCTTCACGGTTTTTGCTTTCATCCCAAACGCTGTCGTCGATGAGCGCCTCGATTTCCTTTGTCACCAAATCGACATACGTGTCTGGGTGTAGCGCGTCCAATTCGTAGCAATTGTCACCGAACTTTTCGAGGAAGCCCTTCTTTTTCGAGTCGGATGCCTTTACGAAGTCAGGCTGAAGATTATATTTAGCCGCTTGTTCAGGATTCAGCGCGATGTGCTTTACATCAACGGCACCGACGCCGCACAACTCACCTATACGTCCGGTGATGTCTCGCACCATATCAACTCCGCTGGGGTCGAGGTCGCCAGAGTAAAGTAGGACGCAGTTTTTCCCTTCGGCAATCTTCTCCTGAAAACGCTGTCCGGCTAAATAGACCTCACATGTAGATAAATTTCCTTTACAGGCTAAGTAAGGGACGGAGAAAGGGTCGCACGCTTCTTGAAGCAAAGTTACGAGCGCATTCTTTTCTACCCACGCCTCGACATAACATTCTTGTCGCGACCAGTGATTGAAATCGATGAAAGTGGGAAGGTTCTTTATCAAAGAAGAAGGTTCTTCGATGGCAGGGTAACCCACTGCGCCCCTGCTCAAATCTGTTACGTGATCCCAATCAGTAAGACCGAACCACCGCGCATTCGTCATCAAATCAACTAGGTTCTTGTACTCGTTCGCATTATTTGGAATCACTTGTTGCCCAACCAATTGGTAGTACAGACCGCGCACAGTCAACACCCGCCCTTTCGCCATATAGTCTTCAAGGATAGGGTTGATCGTTTCCAGCTTTGCCAAATTCTCTCTGTTCATCCCGCGCTTCGGGAACCTGTAAGCCTGTAACATTTAGAAGTCCTCCTGCGGAAAATTAGCTGTCGGATTATCGAGCACATCAGCTAACTTCTGGACGGCTGAGCGTTGTTCGTCTGGGCGGTCTGTGACGTTGTATGTACGCACCAATTTCGGCAGCGTATGACCAAGCGCCAATTCACAAATATGGTAGTCAACACCCAGTTTGCTCATACACGTAGCAAACGTTCTCCTTAGGTCGTGAACGGTCAGATGGTCATCGAGGACTAACTGCGGCGGCTTGGATGTATTCGAGGTCTGTAGGCGGCTGATGGCTTGTATGAGCGATGTTGGTCCCAATTGATTGCCGAACTTGCCTTCCATCAAGAAACCTCTCTGAGACAGCTCTGCGAGTCGTAACATCAAGACTGTTGCTTGAGTCGATAAATAGACGGTTCGCTTCGCTCCGTTCTTACAAAGTTCAGCAGGCAGTGACAGGGTTTGCTTCGCCGCGTTGAAGTTCGACACGTTGGATTTCAGCAATTCACCTGAACGCATTCCTGTCAGTAGAACGAGGCGCAGACCGATTTTCACTGTCTCGGAATTTCCTGCCGCATCAACAGCCGCAAAGAACGAAACAATTTCTTTCGGGGATAACGTGCGTGAACGCGGCTCGCCCTTTTCAACGTCTAACATTTTTGAGTCAACCAAGGCTGCGGGGTTAACCGCAACGAAGTCCTTCGCCAACGACCATTGGAAGAATAGGCGGAGGTAACACAATGTTTTGCGGGCGTTTTCCCTGCCGTTGCGAAACTTTATATCTTCCAGAGACGAGAACAAATGCCCTTTGGTGATTTCGTTTAAAGGGGTGTCGCCAAGCATAGGCGCGATGAATCGCCGGAAAATATCGTGAACTTGGTTCGCCGCCTTGAGGCGAGCCGTTCGCTTCTGGTGATATTCATCCACCACATCAGCAAGCACGAGCTGCCGTGCGTTCGCTTCATCAACACTAGAAGCGTAACCCTTCTTCAACAAGTCACGCTTCGCTGACGCTTCAGCAATCGTCATATCAGCGCAGTTACCCAACGTGACCATGACGCGCTTGCCTTTAGTCATAACGCGGGCGGTAAAGACGAGAGAGCCGTTAGCGTATCGACGAACCATCAGTCCAGTTCTGTTCTTTACGAGGAAATCTTCCCTGCCTCTGTCGGGCAAGGTGTTAAGTCTTGTCTGACTTGTTATTATCTTTAAAGACATAATATTTAGCTCCTTAGCAGCTAATGTTTTGTTTAGGAGATGTGACTGTTACAGCAGTCGCATCCCCGTCTCTTCTATCTCCGGCAAGGAGTACCAGTAGGTGACCATTTGCCTGATTTGCCACCCAAAATACACGCTCTGGAATTTCGGGCACAAGGGAATGTTACACGGGTTAAATTATCTGCTCAACTGTTTATTAAAGTACTGTAAAAATAGAGTTAAAATGTTGTTGTAGTTTTATTTAAGGGGATTTTTAAAGGGCTGTAAACGAGGGTGCTAAACAACTAAAAAAGAGGATAAATATAATCATGAGTTATCTGCTACTTCTCGAAGCTGAGTATCCATTGGCCCTGCTTTGCATTGCGTTAATATTTGGTCTGCTCATCGGCAGTTTCCTCAACGTTGTTGTTCATCGACTGCCGA